CTACGCCAGAAAGAACGTTGCCCACGATGCTAAGAGGATTGCTGACCATATCTTTGATTGTTGATGCGACGCCGCCGACAGCTCCTAACTTCTCAGATTCATAATTGATAGAGAATGCATCTTCTAGTCCCCGAACAGGGATTGGTAGGTGGATGTATTCCCCTCCAACCATAGCATCCCCCATGGCATTAACAATAAGACCTGTTCCTGCTGGCAACAGTCCGGCTGCAGCTGTAGATTCATTGTTGAATATGCCTTGATACTCCCTCAGATTGATGCTGAAGAATGTAGGCATTACGTCTAGATCCGGAGGATATTTCAGCGTTCCTTCTCCGCCCCTGTTGATCCTAGCCTTCATGACTGCCGGATCGCTGGTATTGGTTCTTTTGGTGGGTGGTAATACTGCCATCGGTTCGCCTAAATAGATTGAATTGTTTTTTGTTTATTTATTGGTGCAACAAGGATGTTCAAGACATACAAGGGCAAATATACTCCCAAGAACCCCGAAAAGTATCTTGGTAATCCTAACAACATTATTTATAGGAGCAACTGGGAACAACGTGTGTTTTATCGACTAGATAATGATCCTGGAGTTGCCAAGTGGGCATCTGAAGAGTTCTCAATACCATACATCAGTCCGATTGATAATAAGCTGCACAGATACTTTCCTGATGTTTATGTTGAGAATGTGAATGGCGAGAAGTTCGTAATAGAAATTAAACCTGATGCGCAGACAAGAGCTCCTGCGAAGAAGGCAAGAACAACGAAGAGATACATAACCGAAGTCAGCACTTACCTCGTAAACACTGCTAAGTGGGATGCCGCTAAGAGATTTTGCGAAGAAAGAAACTGGCAGTTTCAGATTATAACCGAAAAAGAACTGGGAATCTAATGGCTGTAACAACAGACAACTATATCTATTCAAGGCTGCTCAAGAGGGCAGCTTTTGAGCGTGTGATTCCTAACAGAACGCAGGAAGCTCGTAACTGGTTCAGAGACAAGGCTCAACAATACCGAGGCAATAGAACCAGCCAAGACAATCTGTTTAAGAACTCAATTACAGTCAGCAACGTTCTTCCTGGAAGAATGTACATGTATGTCTATGATGCAAAGACTAAAGACACCCTACCATATTGGGACGCATTCCCGGTCATCTTTATGGTTGATGTTGCTCCAAAGGGTTTCTATGGTCTCAATCTTCATTATCTTCCGCCGCCATTAAGAGCAACGTTGATGGATGGTCTGTATTCTAATCTGAGCAACGATAAATTTGATGACACAACAAAGGTCACTATGAGCTATAGGATGCTCAAGTCAGCATCAAATACGAAGTTGTTCAAGCATTGCTTCAAACATTATCTACATGATCATGTCAAGTCGCGATTCATTTATGTTGAGCCCAAGGAGTGGGACATCGCTATGTTTCTGCCTCTGCAGAAGTTCCAGAAAGCCTCTGCTGAAGAGGTTTGGAAAGACACCTCGTCTGAATCTATGCCTTGGCAAAAGTGGGACACAGGCAAACGCAAAGGTAAACGCTAAATGTCATTCAACATCAAAGAATTCTCAGCCGCGACTCAGGATGGTCTTCTGAGAGAGGCACATTTTGAGTTGTTTGTTTCTCTTCCTAGGACCATTCAAGGGAACATAAGACAGCTGTCTGTTCTTTGCTCAAGCGCGACTCTTCCTGAACGTCAGGCTGAGGTCGTTGAGATTAGACGACAAGGATCGGGTCTTCAGAGTCCTTATGTGACTGGACTTAAGTTTACGCCTCTGAACGTGTCTTTCTATTGTGATGCGAAAGCGAACACGATCAGACTATTTCAACAATGGCTAGATTCTATGATGAGCTACAAAGGCGCATCTCAAAATCTAAATCTTGTACAGTACAAGTCTGAATATAAATCAACTCTCAACCTGTTGCAATATGATTCGCAAGGCGAACAGGTTGCGCAATACGATTTCTTCACTGCCTATCCTGTATCCGTAGGACCGATCAACTTCAGCTGGGCATCTAGAAACAGTCTTGTATTGGTTCCAGTGACGTTTATGTACACGTATTATGAAATGAAACCACCAGCAGGATCTGTTTCATCTACATCTATTGATAGAGAACTTATTACTCTTGGTCCGACCCGATCCCCAACTCTTTAATAACATGAGGACATTATGAAATTACCTAAAATTGATGCGCCGATATTTGAGATCAAGCTTGTATCCGTAGACAAGCCTGTTCAATACAGACCATTCACTGTTAAGGAAGAGAAGATTCTTCTTGTAGCAGAAGAAGGCAAAGACGACAAAGATATTCTTACAGCAATCAAACAAGTGTTGAACAACTGTCTTGTGTCTAAGATTGATGTCAACAAACTTCCTCTGTTTGATGTAGAGTATTTCTTTCTGCAGCTCAGATCAAAGTCCGTGAGCAACGTCACAACTCTGAAATACCGAGACAAAGCTGACAATATGGTCAGAGATTTTGAAGTTGACTTAGACACAATCAAGCCTACCATTCACCCAAACCACAGCAAGGTCGTGAAGATCACGGATAACATTACGATTGAGTTCAAGTATCCTTCAATCGAAATGGCGATGAAGGTTGATAGAACTTCAGCCAATGCTGATATTGATTTTATGGCTGAATGTATTGATAAGATCTACGAGGGCGATGAAGTGTTCTTTGCTGAGAATTTTAATAAAGAAGAGAAGATTGAGTTCATCACAAGCCTCAGCACAAAGATGTTCGACAAGATTATCAAGACCTTCATTGACACGGTGCCAACGCTCGCACACACTCTAGAGTATACAAACAACAACGGAGACCAGCGCAAGATTGTTCTGGAGGGGTACAGAAGTTTTTTTCCGTAGGGCTGAGCCACAACAGTCTATTGAATTATTACTATTTGATATTCAATTTGGCCCAGCATCATAAATATTCTATAACAGAAATTGAGTCTATGTATCCATTTGAACGAGATATCTATGTTGGATTGTTGCAGAAAATGATTGCAGAAGAAATCGTCAAATCTAAGAAAGGCTGATTGTGGCTAAAAGAGATCCAAGTAGAACAATAAACATCCATGGCGATAGATACACTTACGATTCTAATAAGAACAAGTGGATGTCGGGAAAGAAGGAGGCTACTCCTGCTACAGCAGCCATGCTTGATATGGTTCTCAAGGAACTCGACCCTTCTGATGACGAAGAGGTAGAGTCTTTTGTCGGCACCGCAAATATCGTTCCTGATGGCACGCAACAACAAGAAGATCCTGAGAACGAAGCAGCCAAAGAAGAAGCTCGTGAACGTAAGGAGGAGGCTCAAGACGTAGTTGAGGAATCTCCGCCGAACACGGAGGCTGAGAAACAGCAAGTTGAAGAGGCTGTCGCCGAACCGATCAAACCGGAGCCTGTGGCAGGAGTTGTTGCTCCGCCAGCTGAACCTACAGAGAAGCCTGTTGCGGCGGAACCTACGGCTCTTCCTCAGCCTGATGTTGTGGGCGGCGAAGTTCGCGTTAGAGAAATCCCCGCTGGCCAGCAGCCTAAGACTAGAGCAACAAAAATAAAAGAGGAATTCAATCAGAATTTCAGCAAGAGGGTTCAAGAACAACTACCATTCTCGAAGGTTGTTGCCAATCAAGAAAGAAAGCCTGAAGTCGGCGTCTTTCAGGACATGCGCGACAACCTAAAAGAGATGTGGTCTGACCGCGAAAATTGGTTCAAGAAAAGAGAGCCAATTGAACAAAGGGAATCGCTAAACAAACTATCTGACCTCTCTCCTGAAGAGATTAAGAGGCTTGAAGAAAGAGGCGTCGCTCCCGCTTCAGAGAATGATTTCTCTTATCGTAAAGAAGGAAAGCCTCTAAGCAAAGAACAGATTCTTGAAGAACTCAACACAGACGCCAACGAACGAAACGAAAAGCCGGATCCTTTTTATAAAAGAAGAGCTGAACAACTCAAAGGCGAATTCAAAGAGAATTTTAAAGCTCGTCTCAACGAGAAGCTTCCTGGACTTCGTTTGTTCACAGACAAGCTTGATCCTAAGAAAGACGAAGATGATGCGCAAAAGATTGAGGGTGCCGAATCATCAGGTGCGTTTGGCGGTTTCAGTTCCGAGGCTGTAGACTCGTTAAAATCAATCGATGCGGGCATCCAAGAGCTTGTAAGCCTATTCAAAGAACGCGACTCTGACGAAGATAAAGAAGAACAAGAAGAAGATCAAAAGGAAGAAAACGCCGAAAATGATCAACAAGATGCTGCTCTAGACAAGTCTGTTGACGAACTAGAGGCAGAACTCGTAGGCGATAAAAGAGCCAAGACAGGAGCGCAAGGCGAATCTGAAGGGACAGAGAAAGTTGGGTTCGGGAATATCGGTAAAACGTTAAAGAATAAAATCAGCGAGAAATTTGGGTTCGGTTCAGAAGCAACCGAAAATGCATCCAGTGACGCGAAGCCAGAAGGCGGCGGCGGATTGGGCGCTGCAGTTGGCGGAGCAGCCAAAGCAGGTATCGGTAAGCTGCTAGGTAAACTTCCTATCCCAGGACCGATCGGCGCAGCTCTGAAGGTGGCTTCAAGCTTCTTCGCAGACGGAGGAGTCGTCAACAACGCTCAACCGATAAAGATGTTTGCTGATGGCGGAGTGGTGAACGAACCTACAGCTTTCTCGCATGACGGCGGAACGGGCATAATGGGCGAAGCCGGACCTGAAGCTATCATGCCACTCGCGAGAGGACTGGACGGTAAACTCGGCGTGAAGGGTGCCAACCTAGAAAAGCCTGCAATCACAGATCAAACGAAGATCCTATCAGAGACCGAAAACATGCGTAAGGATGCTCAAGCCAACCCTGCCAACCAAGCGGGAGGCACAGCAATTATAAATAATGTTACTAACAATAATACACAAGGTGGTGGCGGAGGTGGCGGAGCTATGCTTCCTACAGCAGGAGCTAGAAATTCTCTAGACTTGCATTATTATGCGCAGTAAGGAGACAAACTATGCTTGGTCTGAAGAACTACGTAAAGGCAATGATGGCGGACGCTAACGGTTGTCCATCTTCTAAGAGATTGATTTTAATTCTTTGCACGGCGCTTATGGCGGTTGGATACTTGGCAAATCTATTCTGGGGCTATACAGTTGAAGAATTTATGTTCAACGCCATTATGTTCGTTATAATCGGCGGAATGGGAATCACTGGTGTAGAAAAGTTCGCATCAAAGAATCCTACAGAAGGAAACAACTAAATAAAAGCAACGAGATCGAAACCCAAGCATAATATGGGCGAATCTCAAAACTAAAAGGGGAGCCAAGAGCTCCCCTTTTTTTATTCTACGATCAGTTCAGGTCCGCCACCCGCCAGCCATTCTACCTTGGCTTGTTCAGCTAGATTCGATTCATCATGTTCAGACACATGAACCCGTTGCCCGTTCTCAAACTTAGAGACCCGATACTTGTCGTATGCGCCGAAATACTCAATGGTTGCTGTTCTCTTTGTCATCATTCAAGTCCAATTGCTGCCTTATAGGTTTCAGTGAGAGCTTCTTCTTCAAGACGAGCATCTCGCGTCATCTTACGAAGCTTGACGATCTTTCGCATAATCTTCTTGTCATAGCCAGTAGACTTAGCCTCTTCATAGACATCCTTGATATCATCAGAGATGCCCTTCTTTTCTTCCTCAAGACGTTCAATACGTTCAATCAGAAGGCGAAGGCGGTCGTCGGTTGTAGTGGCATCGGTCATAATATAAAACTCCTTTGTCAATAATTACGTGTGTAGATTGTACCGTTTACATCAAATTCGATAACGTCCCAAGAATCAACATTAAGAGCAGCAAGAGTTAGACGACTTGTTCTAAACTGATCAGCCCACTTATCCAATAGTTGATCAGTGACTTCGATAATATCCCCATCAGGATCCGTAGTTGTCGCACCAGATTCAGCTATGGCTTGTCCATTTAGATAAAGCGTAACTCTTGCTTGCGCCATTGATTCGTCCTTGTTTGTTTTAATTATTTATAGATGGATGCCCCGCAGGGATTCGAACCCCAGTCTTCTCAGTCAAAGTGAGAGGTCCTACCTCTAGACGACAGGGCAACTGGAGGAAACGGTGGGATTCGAACCCACGGAACCTTTCGGTTCGCTGGTTTTCAAGACCAGAGCCTTCAACCACTCGGCCACGTTTCCAAAAGTTAAAGCAGGGGTGACATGAAAGGAAGGAAAGTGCCACCCCTGCTAGCTCGTTATTTAGTCCTCTTGCGCAAGCTTCTTGAAGAACGCCATATCGTCGTCGTCATCGTCAGTCGATGCGCTTGAACCAGACCAAGGAAGATCTTCATCCTCCTTCACACTTTCCTCGTAGCTTGCCTTGGCAGTCTTGCCAGCAGGAGCTTCCTGTCGACCACGATATGCGTCGTCTTCATTCTTGAGTTGAGTGTTGAGGTCAAGAACCTCGTTCAGACGCTTTTCAAGTTCTGCGTAAGACTTGTAGTGAGCAGGATCAACGAAGTCCTTCAGAGGATATTCGCTCTTCCAGATTGCTTCGCGAGCATCGTCGTCATCAAGCAGAGGCTTCGAATCGCCGAAGCTCGACTTGTCGTAGTTGCGGTAACCATCAACCTGACGAATGCGAAGATAGAAGTCTGCGCCAGTCCACATATTGAACGGATCAACAGGCTTGATCTCCTCAATACCGTCGTCCATAGGATACATGAGTTCGTTCAGCTTGTTCCAGATCTTCTTACCGAAGTCATACAGGAACACCTTGCCGTTGTTCTCGGGATTGCCCGGATCCTTCACGACATAAACGTTCGCGACATAGTGTTCACGACGCTTCTGCTTACGTGCCTGCTTACGCTGCGGAGAGTCATCATTGTCCGACTCGCGCCAAAGCTTGCTGTTGTATTCAGCGACCGGATCCTTGTCGCCGAGCGAAGTGCGGGACTTCTCGATGTACCACTTGCCGTTCGGACCCTGAAACCCATGGTCCCAATAACGAACGAAAGGAGTATCCTCACCATCAGGTGCAGGAAGGAAACGAAGAATTGCGGAACCGTTGCCAGCCTTATCGACCGTTGGCTTCCAGAAGTTTCCTTCGTCCTTATTCTTTTCTGAGGTGTTGTTAAGCTTGTTAACCTGTTCGGTAAGCTTACGGAGAGAGTCCTGGCTGGACTGCTTAAGTGATGCAAATGACATATGTATTTTCCTTGTTTACAGTGTATAGACAATTTTGTTTCACGTTATTCATAATATACTCTATTTATAACGCTTTATTGAAATAACGTCAAGCCTTAATGAACAAATAATCCAATCTTCCGATTTTTTCTGGCTTGTCGTAACCCAATGTACTGAGGAATTCGGTGCATGCGTTATAATTCTCAACATACCCATCATCAATATCACCAAGCTCAAGAATCATAATTGGGCTGAACTTCTTGATAGTATTGGCTGCGCCTTTCAATGCAGGAAGCTCGGAGTCCTCAGTGTCTAGCATCAAAAAGTCAAGCTGCTGAAAATCGAAGCTGTCGATGGTCATGATGGGGATAGAATTGGTCTGAACGTTCTCGGTCTTATTCATACCGCAATTTTCAGAATTTGCTTTGATTGTACAGAACCCGGAAGTTTCTCCGAGACCTGCATTCATCTTTATGATATTCGGGAACTGACAATTTTGCGATAGATAATAAAAGTTCCTCGGATCAGGCTCGAACGTGTACACGAGCGAGAAGAATTCCAAAAGAAGTAGAGGATACATCCCACAATTACCGCCAGCCATAAGAGCGGTTCCGCCCTTACGATGTTCGAATTGTTCTACGAGTTTTGGTCTATGGTGTTGATACCAATCGTTTGCAATGATGGGCCAAGTATAAACATCGTACTTTGGCCATGTCCAACCTCTGATGCCGAACAAGTCTTCCTTCTTGATGGCTTCGTATGCGTAATAGTTCAGATCCGTCATATCAATCTCCGTAATTACGATTGATCAGGAAAAGGCTCTGTTCACGAATATAACGCTGACCCATAGTAGAAGCTGCGCGGATAGCGTTGGTGTGCTCAACGTCCGTAGTGAAACCGAAGGCATTCATGACGTGAATCCAATATTCGGTGCTCTGGCAATTGACGTGGTGATGTCCCGGCTGACCCGGAAAAGCATGCGTCATGATGACGTACTTACACTTATCCATCGTGGCAACAAAATTGCGAATGTAGCCTTCTTCAATATGCTCAACGAACTCTACGGTCCAACCGAGATCGTAATTCTTTTCGGGAACGTAAGGTGCCTGCTGGTAGTCGTGAATGACGACGTCGTCAACATTGCGCTCAACGACGAAGTCGCCATCAACACCGAGCACTTCAAGACCCTTAGACCTCGCAAGCTCGATCATACCGCCCGGACCGCAGCCAATGTCAACCATAGACTTGACGCCAAATGTCTTGACGATATAATCGAGTGCGCCTTCATCAAGGTGCGTTTCTTCTTCGTGTCCGCCAAGATGCATCGGGAGACCATTATTCGTGAAATTAATCTTTAGTGACATTCAATAACCTTTCTCATTATTTTACCATTATAACTTATATACTCAAAAGAGTCAAGTATTAAATTGGTAGGGTGCTGCTTTTAGGGAGGAAATTCAGATTCTCTGCCTCGATTTGAATCTTCGCTTTCATCATATCATTAGACTTGATAGCCTTAGCGAACACTTCTATTTCGATATTATTTTCTTCGCAATAGTAGATGACCGCATCCATGTACGAAATACTGTACTTGGTTACCATATCTTCAATAGTTTCGCAGATGTTCTTGATTCGAGACATTGTGTTCATAATTAACCTTCTCTATAAAAGATGTGCGCTCCTATCCTGGCAACTATTTTCAAAGCCCAACCAGGATTGACATAGGCAGTGTGATAATACTTAGCACCATTCGTTATGTCCGTATAATTGCCGAGGTAGACTTGTTCAGCGATCTTTCTGCTCGCTGCGTATTGTTCGCCACTACGGATGACTTTGTGCCTTTCGCACTTCCAAGAAAACTGGCAAGTTCCTCCTGTTTTCTGACTCACAACGGCGCAAGGTGTGCTGCCGAATCTTTTGCGGCGATCGTTCACTCGGTTCATAACCACATTGGTTACGGCGATCTTACCATTTGTTGATTGATTACCAGCCTCAAAATAAGCGTTTTCCGCGAGGCATTGGATTTGAGCATTGTCGCGAGAATCCAGTTTGACGGGGACCTTCACAATTTTTTCTTTTTCTATATATCGAATCGCAGGTTCGTTGGGCGATTCCGGTAAGGCGGAAGCAACGGATACAACCGCCATAATTCCTAAAAAGAAGCCTGCAATTGTACTTGAATACGGGAATTGTAATTTTTGTCTAACGATGTTTAGTTTCATCATATCCTCTTTAGCTTAACGGCTTTGGTAGCTTTACCCAATATAGAATTGGGCAAGCCGCTATGCAAAGATACGATGTAATTGAATTGGGGTATCTTCTACATCCATTCTCCTCTTACTGAGAATGCAAAATCGTTATGGTTTCGTCAGTGTCTATTCCCGAAGGAATTCAACGCTCTCTAGCCCTAAAGACTTGAAGCTTGTGTAAGAGTCAATGGAGGATCAACCCCCAGAGGTAACATAGTATTTATATACTCTAGAAAGCCAGTTAGCTCGGTTTACCGCTAAAATATTACGGTTGAACGGCGGTTTTTCTGTTTCGAGGAAAACCACCAAACCCAAGTCTAACCTTAAGCGGCTAGAGCAATGCTTTCGTTGTCGTTAGCATTTGTCGTTTTTGGCTACTCAGCCACCGAATCAGTCTCGATCTTCCTATTCCGTCCAAGTCGATCCTAGTGCACCCCCATCATAGATACACTACGAAAGGAGACCAATCCTTTCTGCCATTGATTTTGAACCGCTAAGTTCCTACGGTGGCTAATCCGTTCATGTTGGTCATAGTGTATCTATGGTGGAGGTGACGGGTACTGCCCCCGTGTCCTCTAGACCTTTATTGTTGATTGTCAACAACTGATAAGCTATTTATATACTTCACTCTACTTTAATGATATAATCATCTTCTTCAACTAAAGAAAACATCTTCTGAACTATGTCTATCGCGTTTCGTCTAGCAAGAGGTAGTGCAGATTTATCTTCAATTGCGTTTTTCTTTGCCTTAGCGATAGTTTCTTTGACCATTTGCTCTAGAACTGTTTCATCCGTAAATAAAAGAGAGCCGTTGTTGTATGTCTTCACGCTTTCGGCGTCTACAATTGGCTCCATAGGAACCGTTGGCGGGAGACGAACATACACAACATTTCCTCGGATTTGCGTTTGTATTTCTCGTAACGGAGTTTTCCACATTATTCTTGTGGTTAATATGGTAGTGGTTTCTGCGGATAGAAGAAAAGAACTTCTATTATTTGTGATAGCTTCAGTTCTCGTTTGTTCTAGAGAGATGAGATCGTCTTGTAGTTTAACAGCGGCAATTGCATTCCCTAGAGAGTTTGTATTATCTAATCGTTTGATCGGAAAAACTAATAGAACACCTATTCCGATCAAGACGAAAAGATATGCTAGATTAAACGCTCTAGAGGTAAACATACGTTATGATTCAACAGCTGATATTTTATTGAGGTAGGTCACCTTGTCTTTGACCCACTTATCAAACGGAAGATGCATACCAGTAGCGCCTGTCCAATCGGCGAATTCCTTATCGTAAAAGCCAATCTTCAGCTTTCGCTTTTGCAATTCTACCAACTCGTCAGCCCACTCCTGCCACTTGTCATCGCTGATAACAGGGTCGTCTAGGACATAATACCGATAGGAATGTATCAGCATTTGCGTCCTACGCTGTTTGATCTTCTCATCAAGTGTCTGGATCACATTCACCATTTCTTGCTCGAAGAACGAATCAAGAGACATGATTACGCAACCTTCCAATCATAGTTATCCTGAGTCATCACCGTCTCGCTTCCATCATACTCATCAATGCGATACAGCGTTCCGGGCGAAAGCTCTTCGATCCGCAGCCTAGCAAAAGCGCCGTTCGCTGCGTCACCGAGTTCCTCTACGACCTGAACCAGCGCAGGATCCGTGCGCTCAATCTCGCGAGAGCTGAAATACAGCCCATTCGAGCGGAGATAATTGCCTTCTTCGATGCATTCAGCGTGAATACGATCAAATTCTTCCCAAGGAACTGTTGCGTAGGCATTGCCGCCAAACTCTGATTCCTTTACGTACAGAGTGATGCCCTTGATCTCAGCATAACGCATGACAGCTTCGTGCGAGAGGCTGAAGCCGCCGTAGCGAGCATTGTACACAATCTTAGTCATCATTCATCTCCAAACTTTTCTGAACCCAAAGTCAGTGTTCTCCATATCACCACATTCTGGCTTAACGCAATAGAGATCAAAGGCTTCTCTACTGATACGCTTACCATCTAGAAAGTAGCGAAATGTATAACCAGAACCCCAACGGGAAGCGGATTTAATTAACTTCATATCAAACCCTTTCTGAAGGGAGGCGGATGCCCTTGGGGCTGATGGACTCAAGGGTCTTGAACCCCCACTCGACACCGTTTTCGGTCCGAGGAAGTTCCCGGTCCTTGGTCCACTTACCCCAGCCATTGCCGTAACCGTTGTAGCCGTAGCTACGCGAGAACCACTGGCCATCCTCGCGGACAGCAACCTCAACTCGGCGGCAGTAAGAGTCGATGCCGATGAAAGATTCGATTGCCTTGGCCATGATAAACTTCCCTTCAGGGCGAGAAAGAGAGCCAATTCCCTCTTTCCTATTATTCATACTACCCCGGATGAGAAAATAAGGCAAGGAAAATCACACCCGAACAAATTTGAGGGCATCAGTTTCAAGAGCCTCTAGGAGTTGCTTATAGACCGCGATTGCTTCTGATTCGTTCGAGGTCTTAATGACGCTCATCCGACCGTAAGTTCTAACGACGTTCTTGGGAAAGAACGTTTCAAGCTTTTCCTGCATGTCGTTAATGTCAAACTTTCCGTTGTGAAAAACATCGATGTTGATTTGCGTCTTACGGACGGCGAAGGCGAGATTGTATCCTAGATCGCTGATAGATCTTTTGGCGATAACGTAGTTGTCCGTGTGACCAAGCAAATTTAGCTCATCGTGATACTTGAGGAAGAATTCTTCGTTGAACTTCTTCTTACTTTCTTTCCGTCGACGCTGGCTCTCGTTCTGCTCGGAATCTTTGTTCTGAATGGTCGGAGAACCAGAATACTCTACCGGAAAGAAAACGACAAATTTGGTCTTGCCTTCAACGATGACCGTTTGATACGATACGACGTACATCTTCATTGTGGG